TACTGGTGTTTTGTCATCGTAAATTAAATATTGATAGATGGATCAATTATTAACATTTGAATTTGAAGAAGTACAAAATTCTATTGTAACACCTACTAGTATTGTATATGGTGATTTTTTACAACCATTTTCATTTATTGAATTTCTTAAAAATACAAACAATAACTACACACCAAAGGTATATAATGAGTTTTACATCCAATATTTAAAGCGTTGGTCTATTGTAAAAACTGATATTGTTGTTGATGAACAGGTTGTAATTAATGCACAATATACTGATTTATTAAGAGAGGTAGCATTAACATATTCAACGCTACAGGAGAGACGATTCCTATCAAATATTGATTTTACAGATCCAGAAGATCTTGAAATTGCAATTCCATTCTTTGCACGTAAAATTAAAGAGATTGTATTATTGTATAAAACATCTCGCGATAGAGTTACTTTCCAGGTAGAAAGGAATAAACGCAAGGGTACTGAAAGTAGTGTGCAGGTTGCTTTGAGAGATAATATCATTAGATATCTTCTTAATAGTGATAGATTTTCTAGTCTTAATATAGATCTATCTTCTGTAAATAGCAACATTAAAATACAAATAGATGATCTTGTAGATGAATATGGTAACTATTTTGATCTACCTACTCAACCAAGTGCTAGCTTTGATTATGGTGGTATTAATCGTGAAACATTTTATAGTGCTAATACCAATAGTGTTGATTATACTGACTTTATTGACCTTGAAGAGTTTCTTAGGAAAAATATTTTTAATCTAACGTTTTTAACCCAAATAGGTAAAAACTTTACGATTAATACAAATATCACATATGATCCTATCTGCCAACCAGATAACCCTATAGGTGATTTTTTAGAACAACGAACAGTTGGTGGTGTAACACCAGAACAATATAGACAACTTAGAGGTGATCTTATTCGTAAGTTTATAGGTGTTGATTATTATTACATTGTTAAAAATGAGTTTAGTGAAATATCTTCAGGTTTATTGTTTAGAGCGGATAACCCATCAGGTAATCTTCTAAATGTAAGTAATGCATCAACAGCTACATTAATGTCTGATCAATTAAGGTCATTAAGAAAAGTTGGTCTTTATTTTGCACCTGAAAAACAAAGTGCTATAAGATTTAACAAAACACAAAACAAATATATAGTTGATGTAGATTTACTTCAACCAAATATTACATATGTGTACCCAGATCCAGAATTATACGGTAAAGGGTATGACCCACATTATCCTATCGTTTTTTATTACGATACAACATCCTTATTAAATTTACAGCAAAATACTAACACTTTTGGTGATCCATTAGATACACCAACGAGTCAAAATTTTTACGCGTATTATTCAACACAACAAACATTTGAAGCAGATCAAGTGAATGATAGAGCGTTACAGTCATCATTTTCATCTCTATTTGATTTAGGATATATACAGGATCTCAAAAAAGATGTTTATGGTAATGAATATGGAATTATAAAAGGTAAAAATGGTGAGTTTTCTAAAGCTTTTTATTCATTTTCAGATATTGTTGATACTGGTTCTATAGTAAAAATGCTACCATTTAACGGTTGGTTGTTTAATGATCCTATATCTGGTGCTAACTTTGATTTTAGTGAGAGTGGTGTTTATAATGGATTTGATAGTGTATATAAATCTGGTATATCATTAAGTGGTGGTAGTTTTTCAGACCCATCTTTTGATTATTATCTCAACTTTAGAGAATTTTCCCCTTACCAGGGTATACCTGCATCATATAATCTGTTTCCAGAATTTTTTAACACAACACTTTTACGTGTTGTACCTGTTAGTGGTTCAAGAACAGAATTTAGCAGCATCACTGGAGATTACACAGTTAAAACTATAACTGAAAAAGAAAAGTTGAGTGGTACAATTTATGTAAGAGATACGATAACTGGTATTGTATCACCACTATCATCAGCTCTTAGTATAGTGTTTAGTAAATATTCACAACCTATAAAAACTGAACTATATGGTAATAATGTATTAGGATTTGATCTGTTTTATAATACTATAGTAGTTAGAACTCCAACCTATATTGTATTTGATAAAATATCATATAACGAAACTGGGTTTATAAAACCAACTACATTTAACATCTATTTATCTACGGATAATTCAAACCCATTTGAAGGGGTAAGTAATCTCTTTTTTGATAACACAAAAAATATTATTGTCTTCTGTAAAACTGCTGTTCTAAGTTCATATCAAAATGATAACAACAAAATTATATATCCGGAGATTTATAAATTTGATATTGATAAACATTCATTAACTAAATTATTCCCAACACAATTCTCTACAGTTAATTCATTGTCTTCAAATTTCAGTATGTTTGGTGTTTATTCTGCATCAAATATAGTTGAAGTTGGTAGCCAGCAAATTGCATATAATAAATCTAATGATCTATATTGCATAAACTTTATTGGTTATGATAGTAATAAATCACCTTATATATTTGATCACAAATTTGAATATAATGGAGAAGATCTAACGTTTAAATATTCTAATGTTTATGATACCGGTTCTTTTAAAGTTACTAGTAACTTTTATTCTTTAAGTGATAATGGGTTTCAGTATATTACTAGAATACCAGGTAATCAAGCACTATATTATAATTCGTTTAATTACAGTACTAGTTCTACAATTGTGGGTGGTATTATACTAAACAATCAAGAAGGTTATTTACAACTATGAGTTCCATCACCAAAATTCTTTCAGCAGATGCATTCACTACACAAGGGGATTTTTCTATACTTTATGATGAGTTCATTATTAAAAGTGATACATCAGTTAACCTTAATTTAATTAATATTAACGAGGATATATTTAGAGTAAAAACTCTTACCATTGATTGGGGTGATGGTACCGTTGAAACATATAACACGGATATTTATCTAGATTATTATAATGAAAGTATAATACCAGAACTACTCTATAATAAAGGTTGGTCTGTTTGCTTGGAATATAACCATACATATAACCCAACATCATCTGCATATTTCAACAAGTATGTTATTAATGTACAACTAACATATTTAAGTACAGTAAAAGGTCAATTTATTTTACCTGTTAAAGTAGCAAAACCTTCATTGTATGATAGGGTAAATGATCTTAAAATCGTTAATACTCAAATTTTACCCCTATCATCCTCAAATACACTACTTAATTTACAGACAGATAAAGAGTTTTATATTATACCTGTAATCACAGCAAGTAGTGTCAATTAAATATTATTATGTCCGAAGTATCAATTTCACAACTCCCATTATTAGGTGGTACACCCCTTGATAATGATGTTTTTCCTCTTGTAAGTAACAATATTACGCAAAAAGTTACATATAGTACACTTTATAATGATATATCATCCAAGGTTGTTGTGGGTAAATACACACCGATTACATCCTTTAATGATTCACAAACTTTTTTATCTAATGTAAGTGGTAATTGGCAATCCACTTACACTACAGTAAGTACCTTTTCAGGTAGTTGGGGAGCTGCTGCAGCAGTAGTAGGTCTTACACTTTTCAGAGAAGTTAGTTCCACTATATCACCTAATAATAGTACAAATGTTTATGCACTTAGTGTAAATTCATTATCAGCTAACGTAGATGCTGCATTTATTGCTAAAGGCACTGGTGCAACTATCGCTCAGATTCCAGATAACACTGCAACTGGAGGTGCAAAACGTGGTCAGTATGCTACAGATTGGCAAAAATCAAGAGTACAAAGTACGCAAGTTGCAAGTGGTAACTACTCTGCAATTGGTGGGGGACGTTTAAATAAAGCAACAGGTCAGTTTGCAACAATTGCTGGTGGTTACGGTAATACTGCAGCTGGTGAAGGTGCAACAGCTAGTGGTTACTCTAATAGGGCTGATGCCGATGGTGCAACCGTTGGTGGTGGTTATCAGAATTACGCGCTTAGTGGTTATTCAACTATTGGTGGTGGTATAGGTAATAAGGTAGAATCGATTCGCTCGACGATTGGTGGTGGTAATAACAATCTAATTTCTCAAGTTTCAGATTATTCAACAATTGGTGGTGGTTATGGTAATACATTTAATTTATATACAGAGTATTCAACAATTGGTGGTGGGTTAAGTAACACATTTCAAGAATCTACAGATTATTCAACAATTGGTGGTGGTGAAGGTAACATTGCTGGTTTTACGCCAGATGCACCTGGTTATTCATCATATGTAACAATTGGTGGTGGTAGATGGAATAATGCAAAAGATAATTACTCAACAATTGGTGGTGGGTTAAGTAATATCGCATCGTTGGGTTCAGTAGTAGCTGGTGGATCTGGTAATAATGCACAAGGTAATTTTTCATTTATAGCAGGTGGTCAAAGTAACGTTACTACTTTATCTAATACATTTACTTTAGGTTCAAATATTACAGCTGTATTAGCAGATTATACATATGTTAACAATCTATCTACTCCAGGTGATATATCAAGTAATACAGCTAGGGTTACAAGTCTAACTGGAACTAATACAAGAGTTACTAATATAACAGGTGCAAATGCGTTATTCACCAACCTAACTGGAACTAATACAAGAGTTACTAATATAACTGGTACAAATGCGTTATTCACTAACCTAACCGGAACAAATACAACTGTTACTAATATTATAGCAACGAATACAACTGTTACTAATATTACAGCAACGAATACAACAAGTACAACTATATCAGCAGCTACATATCAGGGCATTCAAACCATAAAAGCGTGGGTAAATTTTGATGGTACTGGTACCATTGCGGGTAATAATGCTACATTAAATGCAGGTGCTTCATATAACATAAATTTTGTAAGAAAAACTGGTATTGGTACATACACTGTTGTATTTGCGAGTTCATTTGCAAATACAAATTATATAATGTCTGGATCTTGTTCAAGTGATAGATCAATTACACCTGTAATTAGTGCTGGAGGTTATTTTTCATCACCTAGCGGTACCACAAAAACAACACTCAGCTGTGTTGTTATGATGTTATCTGGTGCAACAAGTGCTACTAAAGCTGATTCTAAAGACATAGGATTAATGTTTATTGGTAGTTGATTTAAAAGGAACATAACCTATAATTAGGTAATGCATATTAAATTTGACGAAGTAACCCACACGTATCGAAACACGATTACTGGTGAGATTTATACTTCCGCAACGCAACTTATATCTAAATTCAAAAAGCCATTTGATTCACTTTTGCATGCATCACGGGTTGCAAAGCGAGAAGGCCTCACTGTTGATTTTGTTCTAGATATCTGGGAGCAAGAAAAGGATAAGAGTATCGTTAAAGGTAAGAACATACACGCTCTCTTAGAGAACTACGTGAGATTCGGTGAGACTGAGAAGGATTATACTTGGTTATATAAGTCATTCGAAAAGCAGAGAGAACTACTTGTCGGTAAATGTAAGCAAGTGCATGCTGAAAAGCTACTCTGGAACGATCACTATAAAATCTCTGGTACTTGCGACTTATTGTATGATCACGAGGATTCCTTTTCCGTTCTTGATTATAAGACAAATAAAGTAATTACAGCATATTCAAAATATGGAGAATATTTACTACCTCCTCTTGATTTCCTATCATATTGTGAATATAATGTATACGCATTACAGCTTTCAATTTACGCATATTTAAATGAAAAACTCACAAATAAGAAGGTAAGGAACTTACATATACTATATTTAAACGAAGATAGATTTATTTCATTTAATGTACCTTATATGAAATTAGAAGTAGAATTAATGTTAGAAACATACACAAAAAGCAAAGAAAATAAATAAAGATAATGAGTATTAATCAACTTGATAAGTTGCACGAGTTCGACTTTTGGTCAATGATCAATAGTCTTAAATGGGGTGATGAAACAACCAGGTGTATTGCTGCAAAGCGATATATTATGAAGAACACACCACCATATAAGGTAAATGCATTTAGACGTATTGCAGATAGTTACGCTAATAACCTCGTCAAAGCATATACTGATAAACTAACATCAGTTTATAGTTATGCAGAAATGTACGCTGGAGCATTCGAACTCATTGGATTCGGTAGATCGGAATACGATCGATATATTAAAGATCCTATTATGTTATCAACTATCATCGAATCAATTATTGATAAAGATGAAGATGAAAAATTTGTATTTGCATTACCTCTCGAAGATGACTTCTTCGAACAATCTGTAATTGTATGATCCAAATTACTCTCAAACCAACTAGAGCGGCTAAAAAAGAGTTTGAGTTTATTGATTTTGATGTAATGTCCCAATGTATAACGGTTCTTGCAAACAACATTTGCGAGTATCAGCTTGATAGAAAGTATCAACTCAAAGTTGATGTTTCACGTTATCCGGATAAAGTCAACCCATGGAGTCACTATACCTGGAAGAGCAACATCATTTGTATCCACCCGTTTACCAACTATAAGGAATCATATAAGTTGAGACGGTTCATTACATATTTTGTGCATGAGTTCAAGCACTGGACACAAGATAAACTATTAAAAGTAAGTTTTAATAAAAACTTCAAGCCAGATGGATTGGAGTACTATAGATGTCCTCTTGAACAAGATACGAGAGAATATACTAAACTGGTGTTAAATGGTACAATCAAATCGTATAAAGGGTTACTAGAGCTCAAACGCAAAAATAAGGAATTTAACGCACTGAAGATAAAATTCTATTATTAGACTAAATACTTGTATGGAAAACACAATCACATACATCGTTACAACATTTAGTGGTAACCCATATTTTCAAGTAGCATCAGCTGTAGTCGTTTTGGCTTCAGCAATTTGCGCACTTACACCAACTCCTGATCCTAAAACGACATGGGGTAAAGTATATAAGTTCATCGAATTGCTCGCGCTTAATATCGGTAAAGCAAAGCAATAATGCAGTTAATTGCATTGCTGACAAGCTTATGTAAAGCTTTAGCTCTTTATTTAGAGCTAAAGAATAAGTCCTTCTATTATGATATAGAAGAGAAACACCAAGCACGTAAGAAGAAAATAACTGATGAAATCAATCAAAACCGCAACGCTGGTCGCAATAACAATACTAATGTTGCTGACCAGCTGTTGTCAGAACTCGAGCTCGAAGTCAAGAGGTTTAAACATATATCAGCCCACTACCATAACGCTTGTGCAGGGAACACCAGTACAGACAGTGGAAGGTCGTTATCAGGCTCAAACTAACGAAGTTTGGCATTCTGATACAAGATATAGAGATCTCGAAGCTAAGTACATCAATATGCTTAGTAAATCAGCATATTGATGCAAACTGTAAATGAGGTACTATTAACTTTGTGCAAATCTCATTTCTGTACCTTCAACAACTGCTAGCCATTTCCAAGTTGCACCATTAACACCTGTAACATTGACGTTGATCGAATCGTCAGAATTAACAATAGCAACTGTTACTTCTGCTGGACTATCATCTACAGGTGGTATTATATCCACATTACTAATAATATCAATATTTGGGTCACCTGTAGATAAACACCGCACTAGTGTTCTTTTGTTATATTCTACATATTCAGTGCCATTATAATTTACTCCCATTATTTTAAAGTTTAATGAATATATATAATTTTGTTGAAGTGTTATTCTTTTACTAATACCATCAAGATATAACGAAGATACAAGGTTACTAAATGTGGTATTTCTCACTATCCATCTCACATATTGGGCATCTCCGGTTACACTGAATCTACCAGATGCATGAGCAAATTGACCATATAATCGACTATTAGAATAATATCCAGAACCAACTGAATATTCTTCAGATGCTGTATTCTCTCGACCACCAGCGACTGTCGCATATACCGCGGTTGCTCTATTTAAATAACCACCACCAACTGTTGCAGCAGCCTGATTCGCTAAATTGTCTCGACCACCACCAATTACTGTTTGGAGTCCAGATGCAGTGTTGTTTAGTCCTCCACCAACCACCGATTGAGAACCACCACCTGCAGTATTGTTTATACCCCCACCAATTACAGAGGCATACCCAGATGCAACTCTTGTAGGTAAAGTATCACGTAACCTTTGCCAATCTGTTGCATATGTACCTCTTTTATTTCCATTAGCTATTGTGCCATCTGGTATTTGTGCTAAAAGTGCTCCAGATAACGTTGGTATTATTGCAAAATCTACACTACTTGATAAACTAACAGCTGATAAACCATGTACTGGTATAGCAGAATTTGGAGATATTAAACTAGAACTAGAAACTTGAGTAAATATAGTTAACCCTCTCCAATTTGTAGCACTATTTGTTTGAACTGTACTGTAAAGCGAAGCTAACCCTGCACTCTGTAAACTATACACTGTAAATACATTTTGCCAGTTAGCGGAGTTTGAATTAACATTACTAAAAACCGATATATTATCAGCGCTTTGAGCACCAAACGCCGTAAATGTATTTTGCCAGTTAGCAGTTAAAGCTCTAATATCTGAGCCTTGATAATTCCAATTTGTAGCAGAGTTTGTTTGAACTGTACTATAGACCGATGCATTATTTGCACTCTGTGTACTAAATCCAGTGTATGTATCTTGCCAGTAAGCGGAATTTGCTTGAACTGCACTATAAACACCAAGACTCTTTTCAAAATTCAATTGAGTTATTCTAGCAAATGCAGGTGCACCAGATAATGCAGTATCTAACCTTAAAAGTAGTTGACTACCACTACTTGCTGATGTGCTTGTTTGTAAGTTTGAAAAATTAAACGGTAATGACATAATAGTATTTAAGTAAGTTTATTGTATCTGAGTGTAACAAAACATTCCATAATCTACCATAACTTCTAAAAATCTTTCTACAGTAATGGTGCGTGGAAATTTAGTGTGGTCCCAAATTGTTAGTTCAGTAGTTGGTTCAAATCTATTTTGCGACAATGCAAGAGTAGATAAGGTAACAAGTTTCATAAACTCTTCTTCATCACTTTTACCTGCTGCAAGTTTATAATTCTCTGGTTGTACATCAAATAATGGAGCGTTAGGAATTGCGGTTTCAAAGTATGAAACCGCATCAGCTTCTGATTGTGCCCAAATCCACCCATCTACTGGATATTCGTATGTGGCTTTATCTATTGCAAATAAAGCATAACCTTGCCCCTCCACATAGTTAGGTGCGTAATTAATTTCATTGTTTTCTTTTTTATAGAATCCTGCGTTGTTCATAATAAATTATCCTGTTATACCATAACCTTTTAAAATTGCTCTATATGTTTGAAGCGAACGAAAAGCAAGTGTTTGCGCCCCTCCACCTGCCATTGGTCTGGACATTGTAACACTAACATTTGGGTTGATACTCACAATTATTGAGTTGTACCTAATAGTACCAGATCCATTATTTGTTAAAGGTATCACTTCCCCACCAGCAGTTGCAGCAAGTTTAAATGTATTTGTAGTAGCATCTCTCACAAAATAAATTGTTCTGGTAATGATTCCCGTTGTAGTGGTTATTGTAGAAAATGCAACTTCGTCACCATTGCTTAAACCGTGATTATTTAAAGTTACTATATCATCAACATCTGTAAATGTTACTGTTCTGCCTGTTGTGAGGATAGTGTTAGTTCCTGTGACCTGCATGCCAGCAGATAAACCTGTGGTGTTTGCCATTGATATTGTTACACTTGCATCAGATGGTGTACCAGTTAATGTTATTGGTGTAGGGGCTCCCCAATTGTTTGTTATGGTTATAGCTGGTAACCCCGATGGAATGATCAGATTTGTAAACATAGTTTCGAGAGCTTCTTTTGATAATTTACAGTTTAAAAAACTAATAGCACGACCAACATTTATTGCTGAAAAAGATGCAAGAGAAAAACAACTACTGAATATTGATAAGAAACTTGTGACACTCACAAAATTTATTGCTGGAATGCTTACCAATGAAACACAACTAGCAAATGCTTGTGTTACGATTGTTGCAGCAGCAAGATTAAATTGAGGAATTGTTGTCAGTGTAATACAATTAGAAAACATCTGCTGTATAGTTGTTACTTTTATTGTATTAAACAAAGGCACAGTTTTTATTCTATAACAATTAACAAACATCTGCTGCATAGTTGTTACATTACCAGTATTAAAAGGAGGAATGTCTACTATATTAAAACAACCATTAAACATGTTTGCCATGGTTATTACATTCTCTGTATTAAATAAAGGAACTTTCACTAATGCAAGACAATTTTGAAACATAGTTGCCATAGTTGTTACTGCTCTAGTGTCGAACAAAGGAACAGATATTAAATTTGAACAACTAAAAAACATGTTTGACATGTCTTGTGCCTTTATAGTATTAAATAAAGGTACAGTTTTTAATGTACTACAATTTGAAAACATGCTTTGCATATTAGTAACATTACTTGTATCAAAAGCAGGAGGATTTGCTAAATTTATACAACTATTAAACATACTTGACATGTTTGTTACATTGGTGGTATTAAAAGCAGGAATATTACTTATATTATTGCAACTACTGAACATACTTGACATGTTTGTCACCTTTCCAGTGTTGTACAGAGGAACTTGCGATAAACTACTGCAGGCATTAAACATGCCAGACATATCAGTTACATTTGCAGTATCAAATAATGGAACAACTACTATACTACTACATTGAGTAAACATAGCTGCTGTAGTTGTTACGTTGGCAAAATTTGCATTGGCTGAAAAATTAACGGTTAGCAGGTTTGGACACAGACCAAACATATTTGCTGCTGTTGTAACTGCTGCTGTTTTACCTATATCAACTCTCTGCAATCTATATATATTTTGAAAAAGATTGGAAAAATTTGTAATTGTGCCACTGTTAATTAAATTAACATAACTACAATTTCTACAGTAAATTGTACTAGTTGTAGCTGTTCCTATTGCTAGATTTGTTAAATTGGGGGCTGAGATGTATATTTCCTCAACAGGTAGGGTGTATGTCCCAGAAATAGGGGGAGTAAAATTTATTAATTGTAAATTTGTAATATTCTGCCCTGCTTGAGGTGTAATGATGACGACAGCTTGTTTGAATCCGTCTGATCTTGTCGGATTTACGTTTAAATTAACATTAGAATAATCGTAGGTATGATTTGCAGTAGTTCCTGTACTAAAACTTTCTTCAGCACTACCATCCCCCCAATCAACTTTAAAATTTCCAGCAGCAATAAATGATAAAAAATTTGAATTATCATTAGAAATATAAACCAACAATGCTATTTTTTCTTCTGTATCAGTAATTGTAGGCATTACTGCATAATCAGATGGTCTTATATATTGTGAATTTGTTGATCTAAGCGCTGCGACTGGTCCATCGTATATAGGATTGTCTCTATTGTAAGATACAAAAGAAGAAACCTTTTTATTTGCAGATGGCAAAGCTTTTTGACCGTAACGAATACTCATAATTCAGTTGTAATTCTATTAACATAACCAATGATTTCAACAGCAGATGGTGTTGCAACTGTGGCATATACTGTTGTACCAGCAGATCCTGTTCCAGTCAAAATTAACCCTGGAATAATCAATGTTGCTCCTGCATATGCTTGAACAACAATTGGAGCTAAAAGATCAGCAGTTGCAGATGATCCCCAATATAATGTCATCAATGCATCAGATGTAGAATTGTTAGCAGCATACAACCAAATTTCATCAGCATTTGCTGATGAGGTACCAGTTGTATGAATCAAAGTATAAGGTGCTGCAGATGTAGACAACATGATTGATCGTCCGTTTGCACTCTGTGAAAGAGGTAGTTTTGAATAGGATGCCATAAATTTATTTAGTTAGAGAAACACTGAATGTCCAATGATTGTATCAGCATCTTCTATTGGTGGTAATGATTGTTCTGTTACTAAAGATCCACCAACTCTTGGTAAAAATACCTCTATATCATTACTAACTTGTAATCCAGGAATATGCTGCAACAAACATGTTTGTGTGGTACCCAAAAACGTACCCCTAAATTTGATTGCACCTGGAATAGCACTGAGACTAAAACCATCACTTTTGACGGTTACAATACCTGAGTCAATGTCTGTATTACCCACACTCAAAGGGCCTGTGAGTGTACCACCAGACAATGGCAAATAAGCACCAACTGTTGGAACAAGCTGAACATTAGTAACTTGTTTAGCAGTAATAATAACACCAGGAGTATCTGGAATTGTAGGATTAGCGTGTGTGGTAAATGTTTCCACCGTTACTGCTGTATTATTGCAGTGCCAATATATTTCTATAAAATCACTAGCAGCTAGTGTAGCTATAAATGGTGTTACTGCAATTAAATGTGCAGGTATACCTGCACTTTTTCTTGCTGGTATTGTAAATACAGAACTACTGTCTGGTACATCAACACCATTTTTTCTGAACCAGACGTAAATGTCGTGTTGACTAGCATCTGTATTTTTATACTGAATACTAAAAATTAATTCATAAGTACCAATATTGTTGAATACAATTTTATTGCTACTTAAACTAATTCCGTTAGCTTCAAATGTATTTGCTATGTTAAGTCTTTTAGCTTGATTAGCTCCAGTAAGAGTTTGTGCAGTGGTGTCATAAAATGAACCATAATAACCAGTTTGACCTGATGCAGAAGTTGGTGAGCCAGTTGTCCATTTTTCTAATACACTACTATATACAAGTACCTGACCATTAGCTGGTGATGGTATTGAAACATCATTAAGTGCAGATAGATAACTTACACCAGAAGATCCCCCACCAAAAATTGTACCAATATCAATACCACCAGACAAAATTTGTCCATTGGAAACATTGAGTGAGCCGTTCATGGTACCTCCGTTTGCGTATTGAGCTGCTACTGACCCACCACCACCATAACCAGCTACGTATTTTTTGAGATTAGCTGATTCATTTTCAAGTCTCGTCTCTAATTGTTTTTTGAGGCTGTTTAAATCTTCTCTTTTAATTGCTACAAGATTAAAATCTTTTACTTTCTTTTCTACAGCTTCAACAATACCAGTACCTAAAACTGACAATTCATTTGCAGTTTTTGAAACTAGCTCTTCAATTTCAATCTTCTTATCTTCTAAAATAGATGAATGAGATTTAGCTTCTGTAAGTATATTGTTTAAACCTTGCGAGATTTGTTCTTGTAAGCTATTTTCTGCTCTCTCAATAGCACTATTAATATCAGCTATTCTATTATCAAAAAGAGAAATTCTATTTTCAACTAGCGTTGTAATATCGTTAATCTTCTTATCAGCTGTTGATTGTAGTTTACCAATCTTATTAGATACCAAGCTTTCTGCTCTCTTAAGATTTTCTGATATAACCTGTTTCGATTCATTACAGATATGTTCGACGTCAGTAATGTTAGTAGTTTTTTGTTCTAATAATTGCTTTTTAGATTCATCTATGAATGTCTGTATTGACTGAAACGCATTATTAACTTGAGCTTCTTGATTGACTAGTTCTGTCTGAAGTTCTGCAATCTTAGTATTGACATCATATACAACTCCTTCTCTAAGATCTTGTAACTGTTTGGTCTTTTCATCTGCATTTGCTGTTACAATATTTGTATATAGCTCAGCAGTAGCTTCAATACTGTCTCTAATTGAGTTAGCTTCTGTAACTGCTTTATCAGATATAATTTCTACCTGACTTACCCTTTCATCAAAACTTTTTAAGATATCAGATTTAAGGCTCTTGATATCAGTTATAGAAGAGCTTTTTAGCTCTGATAGACGTTCATCTATTAGATTAGTTAAGCTCTCAGAGAGCTGTTCAATTTTATGCTTCTTATTAGAGTGATTTTCATTTATAACTCTAATAGCATCAGCTTTATATCTTTCAATATCAACAGAAGCACTTTCAGAAGTAATATATGTGTCTTCAACAATTGGTTCTGGATCTGGTAAATTTTCTTCTTCAGCAACTGACTCTAAAATTTGTTTTTCTTTAGCAAATACTCTTCTACCATTATCAAGTGAGTTAACATTAAAAATAATATTATCATCACCTTCTTTTAGTACATATAGAGAGGTGTAAAGATTATTATTATACTCTGTAGTTAATTTTAATACAGGATCACCACCTAAATCATCTACCTTCTCAGCAATAATTTTATTACCACCGCAGTTAATTTCAAATATATCAAAGAATACCTCTTTGAATTCTTTGCAAATAATATAATTTAACCCCTTATCAGTAGGTATGAATGCAAAGTCTGTATCTAAAATTTTAAGTGTATCACTCACTAACTTATTTATTTTTTACCCGCTATTATCAACCGTATGAAACAGTGGAGTGTGAGTAATACTGCGCTCTGCAATAAATGGTACCATTATTTGGTGCTGTTGCAAACTGCGCACTTATTAAATTTGAATTGGTTATACCTCTGATTATTGCCGTTGAACTGGAAAGAACTGCGAAAGCACTTGCAGCTGCACTATTGTTATTATCATATACTAATAGTGTCGCATTAGAAGGGTTTACAATAATTACTTCTGAACAACTAAAACCAGAAAGTTTAGCTAACGAAGAGTTAGTTACAACTTGGTTAAATGATGCACACTGATTAAGATTCTGATAAGACATATAGTTATTTAGTCTCTAAAACTGCATTTATCGCATTCCAATTTATGCATTTGAAGAAGTTTTTGACATATTTTTTCTTATCAGATTGGTAATCAAGATAGAAAGAATGCTCCCACATATCTAAACCTAAAACTGGATCACCCATCGATCGATGCATCAAAGGATTATCCTGGTTAGGAGTTGTATGAAGTTCACCCTTTGTAGTAAGCCAACACCAACCAGAGCCCATAATTGATAGAGCTTTTTCTTCAAATTTATCTTTAAAATCTTCATAGGATTTAAATTTTGATTCTATTAATTCTTTTGCTGTACCATTTAGCGCGATATTTTTTCCTAGGGTTCTGAACCATATAGAATGATTTAATGCTCCTCCAACATTAAACCTTATGATATCATCATAGTTTTTTATATTTTCTGTCATTTCAACTAATGGCTTTGGTCGTTTAATTAATTCGTTGCATTTTTTAATATACCCTTTGTAATGTTTATTATAGTGCTCATCCATTGTTTCTTTGGAAGTAAAAGGTTTTAATGAATTAAAAGAATAATCCACTTTGACTGGCTTATAATAACCAACCCCCTCTATTAATAAACTAACTCTTTCGTTGAAATCCACAAAAAATATTTATTCAGAAAATATATATTTGTATGGATAACGCTAAATTTAAAAAATTCCTTGATAAAGAACTCGAAAAAATTGCAGATATTGTCGATGATATCTACGATAAACTAGAAGAAGTTGATGATATGGAAGTATTTGATTCAGCGGATGTATGGTTAAGTGGTATAAAACAATTAATAAGTTATGATGATGGTGATTTAGTAGTTGATTCTACTGCAGCTGATACTATAGTAATATTACAATGAAACGTATTGGCATTCTTCTCTGCGGCGGTGTGGGTTCTCGCTTAGGTCAAATTACTAAAGCTATACCCAAATCTTTAGTACCTGTATATGATAAACCTCTGGTTGACTACCAGCTGCAGCTTTTTCATGATTTAGGTATAACTGATGTGGTAATTATTACTAGACCTGATACTCGTGATCTGTTTGTTAATTACATTCATACATACTCACAATGGGGTGAAAAATTTAAATATATCGCGATTGAAACTCAACCTAATCCAGGTGGTATTGCAGAAGCATATATAATTGCTGAAAAGCATATACCAGAAGGCTATAGTACATTACTCGGTCTAGGTGATAACATTTTCCATTTTATTGATACCAAAGAAAAAGAAGAATTGAAACAGCTTTGTATTAATGAAGATAATTTTATTACAACAGTCAAAGTAAAAGATCCAACTCAATATGGTGTTGTGGAATATGATAATAATGGTTATATTGTTGATGTAGTTGAGAAGCCAATTAACCCACCTTCAAATGAAATTATTCCTGGATTATATTTCTTTGATAACACTGCAGCAAATAAAGTAAGATCTCTTAAACCTTCTGCAAGAGGTGAACTTGAAATTACAGATTTGCAGCGTAAATATTTACAAGAAGATAATCTTGGTGTTTACAAATTTGAAAATGTATTTTGGTATGATTGCGGCACTATAGATGATCTTCAACATGCAAATAACTTCATGAAAATCTTAGCAGATAAAAAATAATATGGATTCATTCAGCCTCGATCATAAAACAGTATTGGTAACAGGTGGGTACGGTTTTATAATGTCCAACCTCATTAACATTATAAACGATACGTATCAAAATACACATATTATCAATGTTGATAAGTGTGGGGCTGGTTCAAATAAATCTAATATTTTACCAGAACAACAAGGTAATCAAATCACAAATGTGAAGATGAAGTGTGAAGATAAGAGGTTTAAAGATTTATTAGTTAAATATAAACCAGATCTTATCATCCATGGTGCAGCTGAATCACATGTAGATCGTTCAATCACTGATCCACTTGGTTTTGTTACCTCAAATGTTGTAGGCACCACTAATGTAATTAATAGTGTTGATTGGTATCAGAAAAATATTGATAACCATTGTAAGTGTGTATTAGTGAGTACTGATGAGGTGTATGGTCATTTAGAAGTTAATGAAAAATCATGGACGGAAGATAGCCCCATCGCGCCTAGATCCCCGTATGCATCCTCAAAAGCAGCTGCAGATCTGATAGCTTTATCTTTCTACAATACTTTCAAAACTGACTTTTGTATTGTGAGAGGATGTAACAATTTTGGTCCAAGACAAGATGAAGAAAAACTATTACCTAAATACATTACGAGCCTACTTAGAGGTGATGTGATGCCTGTTTATGGTAACGGTAAAAATATCAGAGAGTGGGTTTTTGTAGAAGATTTTTGTCATTTCATCTTAGATAAAGCTTTTCGTTATGCGCCTGGTAGAGTTTTTAATTATGGTAAGGGTGTATCTAGAAACAATTTGGAGATTCTAGATGAAATTTATGAAACGGTAAAGTTCTTTTGTCGTAAAAAAGATTGTGAACTTATTCACAAATATGCAAAATTTGAAGATACAATTGAATTTGTAGAAGATCGTAAAGGTCATGACTTCAAATATGCAATGAGCTCCAAATATGCGCACCCTAATTTACCTAGTAAGAGTTTCAAAAAGCAACTTCATACTACCGTAGAATTCTACTATGAAAAAACAAAAGCAGAACAACGAGCAGCTAACAGCTGGTACAGAAAACTCTTCAAATAAAAATCTCCAAGATGCAATTGTGAAAACAATTGAGGAGATGAAGCTCATGTGGGGAGGTGTATCGTATGATATGCAGTACGCAATTGAAAATCACATACACTACCTTTATAATGTTTTAAAGGAAAGTGGATATAATATGTAGATGGATAAAATACCTAGAGGAAGAGACTCAAATTATTTCTTAGATAAAGAAACCCTATTACATTGGGTAAAATATAACGAGCGGCCTATTTTTAAAGCCACAGCTGATTACATTCTCAAGCTTGAGAAAGCTAATGAGAAGTATACTATTAACTGGCTCGGAGACTTGAGCATTATTGTTACTTCAGAAAGGGGAATTAAGGAATTCCCGTACAAAACGATTGAAGATTAAAAGGAAAGTCGTTATAATAATAGAGTAAACAAACAATAACAATTACATTAAAATGAAGCTCAATATTAAGTCAAATAAGTTGCAAAAAGTATCAGCAATTGACATCCCAGATCGTTTCTTTAACCGTATGTCGACTGGAGTTGCAGAGCTTGATAGTCTATTCGGTGGCGGTATTCTTCCAGGTTCAACCTTCACTCTTACAGCAGCTCCTGGTACTGGTAAGACTACGTTCTTCCTTCAGTTGCTCGAAAATATGTCGAAGTTAGGTTATAATTGCGGCTTCGCAACTGGTGAAGAAGATATCAATCAAATCGCCTTTACTTGTAAACGTCTCGGTGTTTATGAAGTACCAGTTTGTAACGAGACTAATATCGATGAGATTTGCGAGCTTACTAAAGAGCTTGACTTTATCGTTATTGACTCCTTTCCATGTTTGACTACTAATAAAGATCTTACTGGTAATAAAAAGGAAGCATATTTGGTTCAGCGTATTATCGATGCTGCTGAGCAAAATGAGTGTGTTGTTGGTATCATTCTTCATATTACCAAAGCTGGCAAGTACAAGGGTTCGACTTTGATTCCGCACGCTGTTAGTGCAAACTTTCAACTTGACCGCGACGAAGACGATAATCAGATTCGTGTCTTCTCAGCTCAAAAGAATCGTTATGGTTGTACTGAAGAGCTTGCAATTGGATTCGGTTCAAAAGGTTTCGACTTTAAAACTATCTCTAAAGTTGAGCAAACTTCAAATAAGCATGCAAAGGCTGATCGTAAGACTGAGCAACTTGAATCTATTATGAAGATGTCTGACGTTAACGGCATTACACAACAGCAAGTTATTAAGCAGCTGGGTGTTGATACTGGTAAGGCTTATATCCTTCTTAAAGAACTTACTAATACTGAAAAGCTGATTAAGTTTGGTCGAGGCACCACCGCAGTATGGAAGAAAGTTGAGCTTAAGACCGTAGAAGCTTAATTTTAAAAATAATCAACAAACATAGTTGAAATAGAGAAAACAGACATTATACTAATAATATGAATAACAATAAGAAATTGAACATCAATCGTGAGTGGTACCAAAATAAGAACGTTCGTCCAAAGTCATTTTTGGTGCAGATGGAACGTAATCCAAATGGTGAGTATCGTGTTGCAAAGGCATTCGTTGAGACTGTCGTCAACCAATATGAAACTGGTCTCCAGCGTGTAGATGTTCGCGATCTAGCATCGGATATGAAGAATGGTACAATCTTTGCACATTAATCAATAACTAACTAAACAAAAGACCCTGCGAGATATCTCGCAGGGTCTTCTTATATATTAATATGTGGTATTTAAATTATTTACTTTGCGTCATTATCGTTGGGTTTAGCTATATTGTTTCAGGTATAGCATTTATTTTTGCGCTTATTGCAAGAGGCTGCCTTGAGATACATTTATTTTTGGAGTGGTGTATGTTTAAATTGGTTCAATTGCTAGATTCTATCGACATCTAAGTTGAAATAAATCTTTCACCCAATATATAATTATATGAATTTACTACTCGGAGCTACAGGCTACGTTGGATCAGCATTTGAAGAATACTTTAAAACCAATCAAGTACCATATTTAAATTACTCATCTATTCGTTATGGATTTGATGAGCGTAGTTTTATTAATTTCATTCTAGCAAATAACATCACCCATGTTTATAACTGTGCTGGTTTTACTGGTAAGCCTAATGTTGATAGCTGCGAATTGATTGAAAATAAAGTACCAGCTTTACAAGCAAATGCTCTACTACCAATGCAGCTACTTAATATTTGTAAAAAGTTTGCTGTTAAGTTAATTCAGATTTCTTCAGGATGCATTTACAATGATACACAATGTGAAAGAGGTCTTGAACCAGCGCATGAGTATACTGAAGGTGATGAATCAAATTTTTCATTCTACCAACCCAAACATTCTTGGTATAGTGGTACTAAAGCACTTGGTGAAGAACTAATCATGGGTGATAATGAATTTTCTGATGTTTTAATCTGTAGATTGCGCATCCCGTTTAATAGTGTTAACAATACACGTAACTATCTCAATAAAGTAATTAACTATGAGACGCTGTTAAATGCAACTAATTCATTTTCACAACTTGAAGAGTTTGTTGCAGCTTGTGTTGACTTGAGTGATAGTCATAGAACTGGTATCTATAATCTTACTCAACCAGGTTATATGACAACTAAGGAGATAGTTGATATGCTTAAGGTTCACAAACTAGTATCTGATAAAATATACTTTAAAAGTATTGAACATTTTGAAAGGATTGCTGTAGCACCTCGCTCTAATTGCGTATTAGATAGTTCGAAAGCAATTAGAGCTGGAGTTAAACTTACACCAATTTACATTGCAATGGAAAAAGCTATTGCAAATTACAAACACTAATCAATTATGAATGGTCAAGCTGGTAAAGGTGACAAAATTCGCGAAGGAGCTAATTTAAAAGCTTACTGGAGCAATTACGATAACATTTTTAAAAAGGATAAACCTAAAAATGATACAACCCAATTACCCACATCAGCCTCCAGATAATGAACCTTTAATTTATGTTATACTCATGATAATTACATGGGTATCAATTTTAATCGCATTCGTATTCAATAACTAAATATTCACATGAGCTTCGCTAACGTAGGAAAAGTATGGACCACAAATGGTCTCAAAGATTATCTCAGCAAAATTACACCACCAAAATGGTGTACAGGTATTTGCGTTCATCATACTGCTGAACCATCTCTAAAACAAAGACCTAAAGGGTTCACTGCTCAGCACATTGAAAACATGAAATATGGTTATGTGCATGACAGAGGATGGTCTGCTGGTCCTCACTTTTATACAGATGAAGATCAAATATGGGGCATGACTCCACCCAATATAAAGGGTGTGCATGCTGTTGCATTCAATGCTACTACCATTGGTATTGAAGTGTTGGGTGATTATGATTCAGAAGATCCAATGTCTGGTCGTGGTGCTGCATGCTGGGGTATGACTGCTGAAGCAATCAAAGTATTAATGGAATGGTTGAAGCTTCCTGTCAATGAAACTACTATCAAATTTCATAGAGAAGATCCTAAGACCAACAAATCATGTCCAGGTGATAAAATTACAAAAACATGGCTGCTGAGACTAATTGATAATTCATTTGTTATGCCTGCTACAATGAAGCCAATAGCAGTTAACACTAGTGAAAGGCTTCCAGTTATTGGTTATGTAGTTAACAATTGCGGTTACACTGAAGCTGCAGCAACCAAGCTCTTAACCAACAAAAAGGGAATGTTCTTCTTTGGTAATGATTGGCTTGAAGGTGCAGCATATGATGCAAAATTAGGAGCTACTGTAGCACCAATTTCTGAATTGAAGAATATTGCCAAATATAGTTGAATGTTTTAGGAAATACCTTATAATTAAGGTATGAAGAAACAAAAGATTATTTTGACGAGAGGGCTACCCGCGAGTGGCAAGAGTACTTGGAGCAAGGAGTTGGTAAAGAACTCTAATGGTAAGGCTAAGCGTGTTAACAAGGACGACTTGCGTGAGATGATTGATAGCGGTGTATGGTCTAAGACTAACGAGCAACTAATTCTCAATGCTCGTGATAATCTGATTTGTACTTTCATTGAAGGTGGTGCTGAAACAGTCATTGTGGATGATACTAACTTTGAGGAAAAACATTTTGATAATATCAAAGGTCTGACAGATGCATTCAACAATCTCGGTAGACACAGCATCTCTGTTGAATACAAAGACTTCCTGGATGTGTCTCTGGATGTATGCCTTGAGCGCGATTCATTGCGTGCTAAACCTGTTGGTGAAAAAGTTATCAAGGATATGCATCAACGTTATATTCTACCAACTATCAAGGAGGTACCTGCTGTAAATAAGAAAGGCAATACCATCATCGTAGACCTGGATGGAACTTATGCTCATCGATGTGATCGTCAATGGTTTGATTATTCCAAAGTTGATCAGGATGATTTAGATATTACTGTTGATGGTATTGTAAGAGCATATGCAAATATGGGGTATACAATTCTCATTGTATCTGGTCGAGAAGGTACTGAAGAATGTCGGTCTAAGACTCTTTCATGGCTTGATAAGCACAATGTACCTTATTACGACTTAATGATGCGTAAACAAGGTGACTTCCGTCGTGACTCCATTGTCAAAGAAGAAATTTACAACAACTATATCAAAGATAAATTTGATGTTGAATTTGTTCTAGACGATAGGCAAATTGTTGTCGATAAATGGCGTGAAATGGGTCTCAAGTGTCTCCAAGTAGCGGAGGGGAATTTTTAATATGAAAACACTAGCAGAAAAATTCCTCGAAAAAGCAACATTCAAACCCATTGTTGAGATTGAATACGATGATTTAGATCAGATCATTACTGAGCATTTCACAGGTAAAACACCACCATATGCTTATCCGTATGAGAAAGGATTCAAACCGCATGAAATTGTTTGTCTCAATGAATGGGGTAATGATGAGCAGCACAGCTTTGATGTTGCAAAAGAACCTGCAGATCCAAAGACCCTTGCTAATGCAATGAAGTGCAAATGGCCTGAATTTTATACTGGAGAATTGCTCAATCAAATGTGTTGTGATGGCATCATTCCTGAATGTGAGTTGATTGTTAACATTTGTTGGTAATATGGAATTTAACAAAAACAACATCGTTCGTAGTGATACTAAAATTCGTATAGAAAACGGTAAAAAAATCAGGTATGTAATCACCAATGATTCTTATGATGATGAATATGGAAGCTACAAGAGCGATTACAATGCATGGCGCATTGAAGGTGAAGAAATCAAGTGTCTGACTAATTCAAATCATTATCATACACCCTCACAAGCACTAGAAAAAATTACCTTTGGCTACAATGTAAAATGCAAGTGCTGCAACCATGTTAAATTTGTAAGAGAAGAAGATTATGCAGCTCTTCCTAAATTCTACAGTCAAGAAGAAGTTGATAAATTAACATCTGAAGCTTATAATCAAGGATATAATGATGGTAAAGTATTCTTCTATGGAATGACTAGTAAAGATGAAGAAAAAGTTAAACAAATAGCAGAAACATTATGAAAGAACCAACAATTTATGTAAACAGTGAAGACCATAACATTAACGAAGCTCTCAAAATTTTAACTGATGAGTGGGTTGATGATGGTAATTATAGTGCTCAAACTGTTATTGATTTGAGAGATGCAGTTATATTTTACATGAATATTGCTGTTGCAATGCATGAAGAAACACTAACATTAGAACGAGAAAAAGATGATCTAAAAATGGAGCTTTCTGGCATTAAACTTGAAGTATGGAAACTTGAACAACAAATTGCTGACGACTATTGGCCTGGAGCATCATAACATTATGAATGAATCAGACTTTTTAATTGAGCCTTATCCACCTGTGAAAGCAGGAGGTCAATATGGAGGCATGGTTAGCTCCTCTATTCAAGTAACGCATATTCCAACACAATTAACAGTAATCTGCTCTCATGAGCGTTCACAAGTTAGAAATAAGAATTTTGCAGTAGAAATGATTAACAATGCGTTGGAGAAATTAAAATATGATTCACACTGAAACAAAATTCGCATACCGTCACAAACCAACAGGCAAGTGGGTTGCATTAGAAACATTCATCAGCAATTGGGATGTTTACATGCATCTTGTTGATGAATTTGTACCTGAAGACATGGCATATAAAGCAATAAACGTCATTGAAGAAGATTTGATGCGCAGCTCTATGAATGGTATAGAATATTACAAACAGAATTCTCTTGAATTTGAGCTTGTAGAAATTGAAATTGAGTATAGAATAAAGCAATGAACGATCGTCGCACATTCCTCAAGCAAATATTCGGTGCAGGGGCATCCGTTGTAGTTGCTCCTGTTGTCAAGCTTTTACCTAAAAAGGTAGCAGGTGACTTCTCTAAAATCATGATACCAATGATTCGGAGAACATTTCCTGAATTACTTACAAAAGAGATTGTTGGTGTACAGCCCATGTCAGGCCCAGTTGGACTTGCATTTGCAATGAACTACGTATATACAGAAAAGAAGCTTCCATGGTGGAAAAAAATATTTAAACGAACCAAATGATCAAATTTATCAAAGAACTCTTCCGCGAGCGAGCTTGGAAAGAAATCTCTCGCGAATTCCTAAGAAAAGAACAAACCATAACTGGAGGTACAAGTGTATATTATTATATTACCTACAAAGATGTTCTAAGTGGAGATATCAAAAGCAAGGAAGTTGAAGTTGCACTTAGCATTTATTAGTTGAAAAACAAACGGAACAATCATATAATTAATGTATGAATAAGAGACCTATTCTTAAATTAAACCAAAGTTATTTTCCGCTTGGCACAAGCACATGGGAAGATACTATTGTTAATATTTTCTCTGGCTCTGCTCATCCTTTGG